TTACGAGCAGGAACTCCTACCGATGCCTTCCTTCCAAATCTGCTAAGGTTCCGATGTTCTTCATCGGTGTACTCGCCTAATACTTTGGCGATGTAACTCGCGGCAAGATCCAAAACAATCTGAGATTGCAAACTCATTTTGTTAAGGTCAATAAGCCGAAGTCGATCTTGAGTATCACGAAAGCCAAGTATGGCTTTATCCGCTAACTCTTGATCGCTATAGATATCATCACTGAATCTATACCTTTTCATAAGTGATGCGATCTGGTAGGCCCTTTTGTAAAGAGGCACAGCCATCCCGTCAACCACCGCAGCTTCTGATCCTCGGATTTGGGCAACGTCTCCAGTCGTATGATAACGCTGAAGATCACTGCAAAAGTCCAAATCGTTGAGATCAGTCTGGAAATCCCTGACAAGGGATGATGCCACATTTAGCATCATCAGGTCTGTGGAATGTTGTTTTTCCACGATTTTTCGGGGTTTGCCCATTTGTCACCTTCCTATGTTTTTGTTAGAGGTGATACAACCTGAAGGCGCGCATTAATCTAACGCACCAACAGCCCAGAAATCCACCGAATCCGTATCTGTCAGCAACTGAGCTCCGATGTTATTTAACTCGAGAGCTGCAGCAGCTGTCATGGACGGGTGAACTTCGCGTTCGACACGGACGGTATTAAAAACTACTTTACCATCCGCCAGGACCATAGGAAAAGCATATGAAATACTTTTCTTATCTTTCCCGTAAACGCCAGTCTTCGAGTCCAAGGTAGGCGGCTTATACTTAGCCGTCGCTTGACGTCGTGTTTGGTAGTCCGTATCTGCTGGGACTACAAGATGAAGACCGTTTGCAATGGTCTGGCCATCACTGGCAAAGACCTGGGCAGTTCCGCCTGACGCACTTACTGTGGTACCGGCAAGTAAGGACATTGTTTTCAGTCCCATAGGTAAATCTCCTTCGTCTTAACGCTTAAAGTCAGAAAGCCCACGGATTACTCCTTGAGCCAACAAACCTAAAGCGTCGACAGAATGAATCAAGCCTGGAAAGGCCGGATTCAGTGTTGGGGTTGCCGATAAGACTGGCCGTGTGTCACGAGTAACAGTAGTAGTCTTAGTTTCAGAACCACCACCATAACCATTCCACGTGTGCGAAGGATAGGAACCGTCTGGCCCAAGAGTTGTGTGGGTTACTAAGGATAAATTCTTAGTTTCTTCAACAACTGTGGTAATCCAAGCGGCAAGGACTGTTTGTCCAATTACAGGCACTGAAGCCTGAATCCATTGTCCAACGTTAACAAACCAATCGACAACAAATGACAGAGGTATCAACTCCCAGATAGTACTTGGCAATCGGTCTATTCCTAGACCTAAGCTAGCCGCTATTCGTTCTGGCGTTGATCTTACATCTACTTCGTAGATGACACCTCCGCAAGCTCG